GTCGATATTGTTGTACGAAGCGCAGGTTTTATATAGAATATCAGTAACATCTGATTTTCCTAACCCGCTCCCACCAGTCACAAACATAGCATATGGCCGCACCCGAAGGCCGCCAGATACTTTAGTTTGACGATAAGTACTATATTTAGCACGCAAGTTTTGCAGTCGGGAAAAAATTAAACGTTTTTCAGGAGGAGATGTAACAGTTTCATACATTAATGTAGTATCACTGATACATTGTTCCATCCTGTACGCAAAATCGTGTGGAGAAATATCTGTGAATCGTTCCAGGTTTCCTGGTAATGCGTATTCGCATAAATCTAACAATTCTAGATATTCTTTATCCAACCTTACTGCTGCACTGTGTGTGAACAAAAATGGCATAAACGAACTTGTTGCATAAGCAGCATATCCGCTCTCAGCCAAAAATTGTAGCGTCCTAAATGTAGCATCTATCATACTGGTGGCGTGAACCTGTTCATTACGTGCTTTAATAGCAAATAATGTTAAATTCCCAAATTTGAGATTAATAGGTCCACAAACGCCCATAGTGACCATCATAGTCAACAAATCTTGTACTTTTGTAGCACAAGGATTCTCTAGGGCTAATTGCCAGTTCTCACCGGCTAAGCGAAGACTTTCTAACCAACTTGGTATAGTGTCCTCACTCTGGGCCGTTATTCCGTTTCCATTGGAAAGCGATAGGTATTCCAAAATGGCGTTACATACGCTTTCAGTTATTGCGTCACGAAATTCCGTGCGCAAAATTAAAAACAGAGTTGCCACAAATTGCTTTGTGGAATTACATTCAGATAATGCAGCATATGCTGCTACAACTACTTCTAATCGTTTCAGGACCTCTGGTGTTACATATCCAGAGCGTACCTTATTCCAGATATATGAAGAAGCGGCTCTTTCCAAAAGAGCTTGGGGTACAATTGGTTGTTCGTCCGAATCTAGATGATACAGTTCTGAAACTGTATTAAGATCTTTGAGTAACCAATAATCACTGCCATAATTATCCTTCATGTATTCTTCTCGCTGACGAATCGCGCGAGCGGCAACTGAATACGTCCCCCCCAACCTGAAATCGGTGGGGTAAATCCTGTCATACGTCTTATCCTTTTTAATCGTTTTATAGTTCAATAGTCCACTGCTCATTGTAATAAAATTTCCAATGAGCCAAGTGAACAATTAAACCGTAGAGGTTTAAATTGCTCAACTGACGGCACGAGTTTTAACATGGGAGGTTCTTTATATTTCGAGTGCTGACACAGCTCTAAATTAACGAATACTACTCTAACTAACCTAATGCTGGGTTAAAAAATAAAGTTGTCAGATTGTTAAAATACAAAAAACATTAAGGGCAAATGCCCGTCCCAAGCGTATAATCGCAAACTAGGAACAAGTTCCTTCAAATTTACACGATCCTCGAGCCTATGGCTCCGCGCCACTATAAAATAGTAACGCGTGGGTGGGTGGTCATGTCTTAGACACCACATGACTAGCGTAGTCCTATCAAGGACAAATACACCACGAACAGGGCATGCCATGCATTCGCGGGCTGTAAATTACAGCTTCAAATCTAAAGACGGTTTCAAGTCGGTCTTTTGATTAGTACAGGACATATATTTGTCGCAAAAGGTGAGGGATCGCTCACCACTATCATTAAAGGGTTACAAATCCTTTTCAAGTTTCTGCTTAAAAAATTAGTACTGTAAAAGGCGGAAACGAACTGTGAATCTACAGTTCTCCTTCATCGATCAGCTTAACTACACTGATCTCCGGATTTCCAGATTTTTTGAATAAACCAGTTAAGGGTGGGTGAGAGGTAGTTTAATTCTCTCGATACTTGGAAAAAGTCATAAGCCAAAATTTATGAATTATATGATCTAACATTATAACCATTAACAATATAACCATCAGGTGATTACC